TAGCGGAAGCGCGGCCGATCTGATGTCGTCTTGAGTTTCTTTGTCGAGCTTGTTGAGAGTCTGGAATAAATTGCGAAGAGAAGCCGGCTCTACCTGTATCGAATAGACGCCTTGCTTACTTGCCATTCATTTTCTCCAGAATCTCGATCGCTGTGATGATCTGTTCCGCCGTCTGCCATTCGCTCATTGGGATCTTCGTCGCGATTGCGAGTTCGACCAGTGTTCGATTTAAGCTTCCGACGGCGTAGCTTTTGGGCTCTCGGAGATTCCTGTCTTGATGTCCGACACTGTCTCGCACCAGATTTCGAATGGCTTCACGGCTTGTCCAGCCTTCTCGCGTTTCATGGCGTGATATGCCAAGAAGAGAAGATCATTGATTCCGATCTTGTCTTCAGCTTGCGAGACTGTGAATCCAGTCTTGATCTCCCATTTTGCCCACTCTGGCGGAGCTGCGACGTATGTCGCAGACTCCCCAGATGTGTATTCGATTGTTATAGGTGTTTTCATGCTCCCGATCCTTTTCTCTTAGCTGAATGTCTCTGTCGGTGTTCCGACTACGGTAAAGGATAGCGACACAGTCTGCGCGTCCGGTGCAGCACCGCCGACAGATGGAAAGACTGGAAGCACGTTGCAAGCGAACACTGCGCCGGTGACGGCTGTGAGTGATACTGCGAGAGTCGTGTTAGGTGATGATTCGCAAGCTGTCCAGAGTGCTTCGCAGAGTGATCCTGAAGCTCCCCAGTCTGCAAGCATTTCGACTTCGAGAGTCCACTGATCGTCCACCGCTTTGTAGGCGCGGCCGTCTAGTGTCTGAAAAGTTTCGATGATGTGTTCATTGGAAAGTGTTACGGAAGACGCTTGTGCGTCGTAGCTTGTGGTCGCGATCGTCAAGGCGAGATCGCGTCCGGTGATGACGGTCGTTGGCATAGCTGCTCCTAGTTAGTTTGTGTGTATTGCGTAGAGAGCTCGATTTCGCAAGCGAGAATCTCTGACGCGCCGATTGTTAAAGGGACAGGATTAGACACAGAGCCCACTGTGTAACCTGACGGAATAACCGCCAGAATGCTCATGACCAGCTGTTCGATGTTGTCGAGTGCAGCTGCGTTCGAGTGCATAGCCACTCCCACAGTGATCACAAGATTCACGCGGACGCGTGTAGATGTGCCGATGAGATTGGCTTCAAGATATGGATTCGAAGGTACGACCGCCGCGAATGGGACGATGGGTGCTTCTGGGACAGAGTCGTATGTGTTCGCAGCTACGTTCGCGATGGCTGTCTTAATTGCTCCGCGGACGCTTGTGGCGATTGTGCTCGCTGGCATTAGCCGACCATCGATCCAGTATCGACAAGGTTTCCAAGTAACCCGATCACGCGATTCATTAGACCGCGACCCATGCGATACGGAGTTACTTGGAAGTCTACGCCTTCGATTTGACCGCCGGCAGCTGTGCGAGATTGGAAGACTTCAACGGAGACGGCAAGAATTGCGCTCTCGACGTTGGCGTTCCCTACGTAATAAGTGGCCGCACCATAGCCGGATAAGGTTGCAGTGCCGTTCGGAATGATCGGACGGATCGCGACATCTGCGTTTGTTAGTGCAGCCGTAAAGTATTTATCTTCAGCCTTGACGACTGTGTGAGTCGCGCTGAATGGTGATGGAAGTCCCGCTACGACGACAGAATCGCCGGCGACGAAGTTGTGTGCGCTTCGAGTGTAGAAGAAAGCGACGTTTGAGACGAGCTTGTATTCCACGACGGCAGAAGAATTTTGGACGAGAAGCGGAAGAATTACACCCTGCGCTGTGTCGATGATGTCGTCCAAGTAAGCGTCATTGTAGAGAGAAGAGCTCACGCCAAGCACTGATCGAAGCGATGACGCCGAGACTATTGCTGACATGAGCTCTTCCCTTTCTACTGCTCGGCCACCTCGGGAGCGAAGCGGCCGATGATTGATTTAGGCGATTAAGCCTTGTTGACCTTGAATGCGCCTGCGCCGATCTTGGTAGCGATTGCACCATAACCGTACATAGCGATCGAGATCTGGCCTGTTGCCACTACGTCAGCGCGGAGCTGATAAGTAGGTGACTCATACCATGTGTAAGCCTCTGGATTTACGATCAAGATAGATCCATCGGTGTCTGTGCCCGCAGCTGTGTTCGCTGTGACATAGAGATCAAGTCCGGCGATGTTTCCGCGGATTGAAGTAGGTGTTACGACGCCGCCAGCATTTTGTGGCTGTGAAGCGTTGTAAATTGGACGGCCAGAGTCGTTTAGTGACATCGCGTTTGCCCACTGTGAAGTGTTCATGATGATGTTCTTAGCGAAGCCCTGTGTGCCTGCATAGACTGAAGCTGCACCGCGAGCGACGAAGCCAAGAAGCTCCGCAGCTGTTGGATATGTTGTGATTGTTGTGCCGTCAGCTGACGCGCCAGCGATAAGAGCTGCGTTGACAGCTGTATCTGTGACCTTCGCGTATTGCGCGGCCAAATTTTTCATCAATTCGTCGATGAAGAGTGGTGAAGAGCGATCGAAGAGCTCGACTGAGAAAGTCTGCGCTCCTGCGTACTTCTTGACATCTACTGTCACGAATGCCGCATTCTGATCGACGTCTTCGATTGTTCCGGCTTCAGCTTCTACTGTGACACCTGGAAGCTGTGTGATCTTAGGGATCTCGAAGCTCATGCCTGCGTCTGGAAGTGTGCCGCGTGTAATCGCGTCGATGTTTGAACGTGTCGCATTAGCGAGTCCGTTGATTACGGTTGTCATCTGGCGAGTAGGGATCAGACCTGCGTTGTCAGTTGTATCGCTTGCGGCGGCTACGTACTGGCGAGCTTCTTCTGAACCGAGTGAAGCCTTGATTGTGTTTTCGAGAAGTTTTGCTGGAGTGAATTCAAGACGTGGCTTCGTTGTGAAGCTTCCGACTGACTTCGCTGCTGCTGTGACTGACTGTGCGGCTTCTACCGTCTCGACGGTGTCCGCGTTTGTGACGGTGTTTTCCACTGCGTCTCCTTCTGTTGTTGGTGTTGGTGTTTCTTCTGATTCAGCTTCCGCCGGATCAGAGATCTCTTCTTCTGCGATTTCCGCGGCGACTTGCGAGACTCTCGCAGATCGTACGGCTGGCTCTGTGACAAGTGCGACGCCTGTGAGCTCGCCTGCTAAGACTTTCATCGATCCGTCTGCCTGTGACACGTAATCGCTGACCGAAAGTTCCACACTGAATCCGTCGCGGAGTCCAGTTGCAGCTTCTTCGAGTGCGTCTGTGCCGGCAGTAGTGTTCGCGATCTTGAAAGTCGCTTCGATTGACTTGCCATCTGGAGATAAGCTCATGTCAAGAGTTTTTCCGATTCTGCGCTTGTAATCGTGCTCCAAGTTAAGGAATACCGGAGTCGGCTCGATTGATCCTTCAGCGAAGACGACCTTTCCTGTGCTCGCATTAGCCGGCTCATTGAATGCAACGATTCGACCTTTGATTGTGCGCTCTTGCGAATCCGCAGCTGTGAGCTGGAGTGGCATAGTGAGCTTCATTTCGTTTCCCTTCATTAGCTGATCAGATCTTCTTCTTGACGAATCTCTTCGACTGACATCGCTCCGATTCGATTGAGAATTTCGTACACTTGCGCTCTTTCGTAAGGATTGCCACGCAAGAAGTCGTCAAGTGAGAATCGGACGTACTGCGAAGCTGGAGTGAAGTCTGTAAGTGAGAGACGCTGCTCGATGACTGTCATGATTGGACGAATTGAGAAGTCCACAAGATCGCGTCGCTGATTGATTGCGTTCGAGTATGTCATCGATGACGGATCAGCTGAAGCGAACCAAGCCGGAAGGCCGATGGCACGACAGAGCTCGAGTGCGAGATATTGACGAGCTTCGTTGAGCTGAAGATTCTTTGGATCGTATCCGTAGCTCTCGAGAGACACGTCAGCGTTTAAGAATGCAGTCGAAGATTCTTGACGAGCACGACGCCAGCCGGCGAGAAGTGCAGAGACACGATCCTTCGGAAGATTGACTCCGTTAGATTTCAAGACTGTCTGTGGAATTGGATTGATTGCGAAGTTGTAGGCAGCCTTCTCGAGTGCGTGAGCTGCGCGTACTGTGCGGCCTGCGCGATTCAGTAAGCCTTCATCGAGTCCACCGAATACGACAAGATCTTCAGATGGCACTGGAGTTCCGTCGATGTAATAGCCTTCGATTTGTGTGCCGTTGACATTTGTCTTCAAAGTTACGCGTTCCGGTGCTACACGTTCCATCGCTTGAATTCTGCCGGTATCGGCATATCTACTCATGACGTACGCGAACGCGCTAGGCCTGAAGAGGAGATCTTCCGAGATCCATGCCCAGAATTCCGCGCCAGTGATTCGTGGATCTGGCTGACGAATAACACGTGGCTGTTCGACTTTCATTCCGGAAGCTTTGTCGTAAGTGTGCAATTCGAAGCTGGCCACAGTCGAGCAAATAATTCCGCGTGATCTTGCGATTACTGGGACGCCCATAGCTTCGGATCGAGTAGCTGATTGGCCATTCGTGAAGTACGGAGATCCGAGAGAATCGATTGAATTAACTGGAGCAAGAGAAGCCATTACTTCGACGTCGCTAATCAGTGAAGGCTTGTCAGCTTCCACTTGTGACTTCGTGAATAATCCCATGCGGAGAATTTTAGAGATCCGATACCTTTATCCGATCATAATGTCAAGATCCGTCTCTGGGCGTGTCGCGAAGTGTGTGACAAGCGCAGATGCAACCGTCGCGCAGACAGTCGACTGTGAAGCTTTCCGCCCGATAGTCCAGCCACCATCGCCGAACGGCAACTTCGCCGCAGAGAGAACTTGCTTTGTCAGTTCCGGCTGATTCTTGTGGCGTAATCTTTTCGATGTTATTGCTCCCAGTAATTCGTCGCAAGCTTGGCCGTACAGATTGCCGTCGATGTCCGTGATCGGGATTCCGGCTGGCACAAGTCTAGCCGCCACAGCTGAAGACGTACGCTTTGAATATGCCACGACTTCGACCGGCCATTCTCGGCAGTAATTAGCGACATCGTTAGCGATCGCCTTGTCATCGAGTGAGACTGGATTGTGCCAAGTGTGAAGAAGCTTCACGAAGAAGTTTTCGCCATCGAGAGTCTGGCCAGCTACGAGAGCCGCCGATCTTCTGTCCGGTGAGCAGTCGAGTCCGA